GATCGTTGAGGAGTACACAACTCTCAGTCCAAGACGCAGGGTGATCCACTCAAAGCGGTTTGTGTGTTCGTGTTGCAAGCGCTCGAACGGCAGGAACGCAAAACCTTTCTGCCCCAACTGCGGCGCGAGAATAGATTTGGAGGAAGAAGCATGAGCATTGAAGCAATAACGATCATAGGAAAAGTCGTTGCAAGCGTGGCAATCGCCCTGGCTGTTGCGGTTGCGGCGCACAAAACGGAAGAACCGATATGCTTATGGGGGCTTTTCTTTGCGGCAGTGATATGGTGAAAGGAGGTACTCCATGAATAGAGAAATTTTATTTCGAGGAAAGAGTCTGGAAAGCGGCGATTGGGAATTTGGCTACGTATTCGATGATGACTCTACAGAATCCACCAGGTTTTTTGTTGGAAGACTGGTCATACAGGACTACATTGGGCCTTGCGATGGCAGATACATAGTTGACTATGCTTTTGATGAAGTTAATCCCTCAACCATCGGCCAATACACCGGACTGACAGACAAGAACGGCAAGAAGATTTTTGAAGGCGATGTTCTCGTATTCATTGATCCGGATACCCAAGAATTTGATAACAACGAGCGTTTTGTTGTCCGATGGGTTGAATGTCAAGCCAGATATTTTTTCGAGGTTTTTAACAAGGGGTGCCCCATGGGTTTCGAGGAAATCCTGAAATCTGATTCACAAGACTATGAAATAATCGGCAACATCTACGACAACCCGGAACTATTGGAGGAACCCTGACATGACGGCGGATCGGCACCCATGGGTGGGCGGGACGGCAGAAGAATTTGATTACAGCGCTATGGCGGCAGCGGCGCTGGATCGCATAAGCGCCCTGGAAAAAGGGCTGGCGAAGCTAAAAAGGCAGACTCCCGCCGCCCCATTCCCCGGGAGCCTCATACATAGCCGCATTCTGCTGCTGGAAGAAGAATTGATGGAACAGCGATCCTTATATAAGCTGTTCTGCCGTAAGGCGGAAGAAAGGAGTAAAGATGCGACCGATTGATGGAAGTGCGTTGCTGAAGCAGTTGCGCAAAGAACAGAAAGCATGTGAAAAGGCAGGCGGCGAGGCCGGGTTAATCGCAATCGGCTTTGACAATGCCTGCAAATTTGTGAAGGAAGCCCCTACTATTAACGCTTCCACATGGACAAGCCTTGCAGATAATCCGCCGCCGGAAAGCGGCGATTATTTGGCGGTTTACTATTTCAATGGGATTAGGTGTACAGATGTTTTGAGTTACAGAAAAGATAAGGCCGATTTTTGCAAACGATTGCCGTATTCCTCGAAGTGCTATCGAATTGATGGCGTGACCCATTGGCAGCATAAGCCCGAGCTGCCGGAGACGTAAAAAGAGAAGATCAGGAGGGAGCGTTGTCACGTCTCCCTTTCCTTTATATATAGAAAGGCTAATCAGATGAAAAAGGTAAAGCAGCGTGTATTTTCCGGGTGCGTTTGCGAGCAAATGATTTTCTTCATTCCAAACAAGGTGAAAAATCTAAAATCAGCAAAACCACGCCAGCGGTTTCAAACTGAGGAAGAAAGGAAACTCCATAGAGACAAGATCGCCCGGAAAAGGCATTCACAGCAGTTTAACGCTACATACAACCCGCAATCCCTATACAGTACCTTGACACTGGACGATGAGAACGAAGTCCACACCTTTGACGAAGCGCGGCACTTGGGGACAATTTATCTCCGTCGCCTGAAACGGATAAACCCAAAAGCGCAGATTTCCCTTTACATGGGCCGTGGAAAGCATACAAGCCGGATCCATTTTCACTTGGTATCCAACGGCCTCACGGAGGATGAGATTACCGGGAAATGGGGTTATGGCAGCGTTGTACGGGTTGAACATCTGCGCGAGCACAATTATTATGACGGCGTTGATCACGGCCAGGATTACACCGGACTTGCCAATTACCTTTTCGATCACTGGACGCCGGAGCAGGGCGGGCATCGCTACCGCACAACCAGGAACATGAACAAACCAGATAAGGAAGAACCAACTCTTGTGAAGCGAAACTATTCCGCGGAGAAGCCTCCACGAATGCCGAAGGAATATAAGCTGGTAGAGTTTCAGGAAAACGAGTTCGGATATCAGTATTTCAAGTACATTTACAAGCCAAAAAAGCGAAAACGGAAATGACCGTACTGAGTTTTTGGGACCGGCAATACGCCGGTTTCGATGGCCTTGTAAATGCGTAACGTTTTGCGACGATAGGACAGGGCGAAAACGATAAGCAGATATGGAGCGGCAAAAAAGGAGGTGGCAGCCTTTGGATCAACAGGAGTTAAAAAGGCTCCGACGGATGGTTAGGAGTAGAGATCAGAGAGCAAAGGAGATACTGGAATCTTTTCTCACAGGGATTTCAGACGATCTCACGCGCTTAATTTTCAAGCATTACTATCTCGATGGTTGGTCTTGGCAGCGCATTGCCTGCAAATTGGGATGGACGGACGAAAGTACCCCGCGGAGAATTTGCAAAAATTTTTTGAGCCATCCCGAAAATCCCGAATTTGAAACGCTAAAATGAGAGAAAAGCAGGCATTTCTTTGAAAAAATGACACAAGAAGAAATCTCCTTTGTTGTACTTTGCGTTCAGCAAAACCGTGTACACGATTTTTACACCTGGTCCCATTGGCTAAAAAAGCGCCGGGAAGTTTTGGAACGGGATCACTGGGAATGCCAGGAGTGCAAGAAGCGCGGCAAATACCGCAGAGCTGTACTGGTACACCACGTAAAGCATGTGCGAAGTTATCCGCAGCTTGCCTTGTGCGATACCTACATTGGCGAAGATGGGCGGGAACGCAGGCAGTTGATATCTGTCTGCAAGGAGTGCCATGAAACTGTTTGCCACCCTGAAAGATTGCGAAAGCGGCAGAAAAAGAAAAAATTTTGGACCGTCGAGAGATGGGATTGAGCTTTTGCGAAAGCGGTGGATATCCTCTACCCCCCCGGTCAAAAAAATCGCGTTTTAATCTGGGCGGCCATACTCGGGGGTATCCACGACAAAAGATATTTTCTCGCGCACGCGCGCACGTGCGCCCGTGAAGAAATTTTTTGAGAGGAGGAAACGCTTTGGCGATGACAAAAAGCCGGATCAAAAAGTCCTTGCTCAAACAACTCAAAGCGCGAGGGGCGGAAGTGGATTACTACGTCGATCTGGTAGAAAGCTACTTGAAGTTTTGGGACATTGAAGAAAAGTTAACGACCGATATAGCAACGCACGGGATCAAATACAAGGATAAATCCTCCGTTGGCGTGGATATCTTAAAAAACAACCCTTCTATCAAGGAAGTGGTTTCGGTAAACCGCCAAAGGCTGCAAATCCTCCGGGAACTGGGTCTCACTGTGGATAACGTGGGAGCGGATGATGATGACCCCCTGTAATATTGATCCGCACATTCTGCGCTATATCGAAATGGTGGAAAGCGGAGAGATCCGCTCCTGTGAAGAACAAAAACTACTGGTAAAGCATGTCCAAAATTGCTTTGAAACCGAGGAAATTTATACAGACAGTCCGCAGTTGGAAAATTATCTGAGCCTTGCAAAGTATTTTCCTTTCGAGCAGGTTTTTCCGTGGGAAGAATTTGTTATAGGGCTCCACCTCTGCACCTACAAAAAATCCAGCGGAATGCCACGCTGGCCCGATCTTTTAAGCGAAATCGGACGAGGAGCCGGCAAAGATGGTTTAATTGCGCTTTATTCCATGTGCCTGATATCCCCTTATCACAACATTCCGCTTTATGATGTGGATATCTGCGCAAACAATAAGGATCAATCCACAAGGCCGGTAAAAGACCTGGTCAGCGCTTTGGAATCTCCAAGGTATACCGCAAAGCTCAAAAGATTTTTCAGGTGGACAAAAGAGGGCGTCACCGGGTTGCAGACAAAGGGAGAGGTAAAAGGCCACACCAACAGCCCGAAAGGCCGGGACGGCCTCCGATCCGGGATCGTGATCCTGAACGAAATCCACCAATACGAAAATTACGATAACATCAATGTTTTTACAACAGGGCTTGGAAAAAAACCGCACCCGCGCCGGGCCTATTTCACCACAAACGGCGATGTATGCGATGGTCCGCTGGATGATCTGCTTGAAAAGGCGGAAAGGATTTTACGCCAAGGGGAACCTGATGACGGGTTTCTGCCCTTCATCTGCAAGCTGGACAGCCGGGAGGAGGTTGACAACCCCGATAACTGGCAGAAAGCAAACCCCTCCCTGCCCTATAACCCGACTTTGATGGAGGAAACCAGAAAGGAATACCGCGAATGGAAGAAAAACCCCGCCCAGCTTTCAGCTTTTATGACAAAACGTATGAACATCCGGGAGGGGCAGCACAATGTTGAGGTCACTTCCTATGACAACATCAAAGCCACCAAGCGGACGCTGCCTGATTTATCCGGCTGGTCCTGCACGGTGGGAATAGATTACGCATCCTTGCGGGATATTGCCAGCATAAACCTTCACTTTCGGAAGGGAGAGGAAAGATTTGATATCAACCATTCATGGCTCAACCTCAATTCTGACGACCTTCCGCGGATCAAAGCGCCCTGGAAAGGATGGGCAGATCCGGAATTGTGGGAAGAGGAACCACCATTAACACTGGTGGACGATATAGAGATTTCCCCTGAGGTTTTAGCTCAGTATATTTCCAAGATGGCAAAAAAATACAGCATCACAAAGCTGGCGGTTGATAATTTCCGATATGCCCTTTTGAGCAACGCTCTGGCAAAGATAGGATTCGACGCCAAAGAGCGCAAAAATGTGTATTTGGTAAGGCCATCAGATATCATGCGAGTGCAGCCAGTGATTGCAAGCTGCTTTGACAATCAAAGATTTACCTGGGGGAACAACCCCGCGTTGCGATGGGCCGTAAACAACACCAAGTTGGTACGTTCCGGAAGGAAAGAAGGCACCGACACAGGCAATTTCTATTATGCCAAGATCGAGGCAAAGAGCCGGAAGACAGATCCATTCATGGCGTTGGTACATTCTATGGTAATCGAAGATTGTTTAAGCACACTGGATTATGAAAACATGCCGGGTATGAGCGTGATTGTTGGATAAGGAGGTGAACGGGTTGGGATTCAAAATTGTTGAGCAAATTAAGAAGATGCTGGGCAGCGAAGGGCAGAAAGAAATCACATCGGTTTCGGATATTACCTCAGAAGATTTATGGGGACTGTCCTCCGAACTGTACATACGGGAATTGGCCTTTATGACCTGCGTAAATCTGATGGGAAACGCAATCAGCAAGTGCGAGTTTAAGACGTTTTTCGGTGGGAAAGAAACCAAAGGGCCGGAATATTACCTTTGGAGCTATTCCCCCAACAAAAACCAAAACAGCAGCGATTTTCTCCACAAATGGATTTATCAGCTCTACCGCAACAATGAAGCACTTGTGGTGGAATCCGGCGGTCAGCTGGTAGTAGCAGATAGTTACGCCTGTCAGAAATTCGCCCTTAAGGACAATGTTTTCTCCCAGGTCACTGTAGATGACTTTCAATTCCGCCGCACGTTCACCCAATCAGAGGTAATTTTTGTGAAGCTTGGAGAGCAGGACATGCGGCAGATCGTCAACGGTCTGTACTCTGCCTATCAAAAGCTGATCGATTACGGCATGAAAAGCTATCGGAAATCCAGAGGAACAAAAGGCGTTATCGAGATGGATGCCAGCGTGAGCGGCGACGAAAAATTCCAGAAGAGCGTTGAAGAACTCCGTAATAAAGGATTTCGCACGTTTGCGGAAGCGGAAAACGCCGTTTTAACCCTCTACAAAGGTTTGAAATACACCGATATTGGCAGCAAAACCTATTCTAACGAGGGAACGCGGGATATCCGCGCCATGATCGATGATGTGTCGGATTTTACCGCCAAAGCGTTCGGCATTCCTCCTGCGCTGCTGTCCGGGCAAATTGCCGGGATTTCAGACGCTATGGACCAATTTCTTACCTTTGCGGTGGATCCGCTGGCGGACATGCTGCAAGAGGAAATCAACCGCAAGCGGAACGGCCTGGAAGGAATGCAAAAAGGGAATTACCTCAAAATCGATACCCGCACAATTCGGCACATCGATATGATGAACGCCCCCGCAGCCGTTGAAAAGCTGATTTCCTCCGGCGCGTACTGTGTCAATGATATCCGGCTGATGATAGGCGACCCCATTATCAACGAGCCGTGGGCCTGGGAACACTTCATCACAAAAAACTATTCCAATATTGAAGAAGCGTTAGCCCGCTTGAAGGGAGGTGAAAGCGAGTGAAGAAGTATTATTCTCTGGAAGTAAACAACCGGGAAGCGGATATACAGATTTACGGAGAGATCACCGCCTGGCCCTGGCTGGAAAGCGATGTATCCTCCTATCTGCTGTCAAAGCAGATTGAAGCTCTGAACGGTGTAGACACCATCAATGTATACATTAATTCTCCCGGTGGAGATGTGTCAGAAGGCTGGGCAATATATAACGCTTTACGACGGCACCCAGCACAGATACACACTTTTGCTGATGGCTTAGTTTGTTCTATTGCCTCGGTAATTTTTGAATCTGGGGACGAGCGTACCATGATGAACCCCTCCGCGCTGATGATTCATCAGCCTCTGGTTCAGGTTAAAGGAAACGCCAGCAAGCTCCGAAAGGAAGCGGAAACCTTAGATACTCTTGGAAAATTATCCGCAGAAGTGTATCAACGGCGTGTAAATATCTCAGAAGATGAATTGGCCAAAATGCTGGATGCGGAAACCTGGATCGCCCCGGAAGACGCAGTGAGCATGGGATTTGCCACTGACGTTGCCAAAGAGTCGGAAAGCGGCGGCGTATCGCAAAGCGCTTTACCCAGCCTGATAGCCCAGTTGACAAAAGTGCCAACCGCAGCCTCTGTGCCCACGGCGATTGACGGTGATGCTCTGGCAGAAAAAACAGCCACAAAGGTTGTGGAAAAGCTACAAGCGGCGGCGAAAAACAACGCCCCCGCAGCGAACGGCCTTTTGAATTTAATGAGTGCGCTTTAAAGCGCGGAAAGGAATGACTATGAAAAATCTTGATGCATTGGAACAGGAAAAAGCAGGCATCGTGCAGGAAATGCAGGACGCCATTACCGGCAATGATACCGCCGCATTTTCCGCCGCGTTCGCAAAGTTTACCGACCACATCGCCCAGCGCGTAACGGCGCAAGCCGAAGCGCAGCAGCAGGGAAACGATGTTCAGGTATTGGCTTCCCGCGGCGCCCGGCAGCTCACCAGCGAGGAAAAGAACTATTTCCAGAAGCTGGGAGATGCCATGAAATCCCCCAACCCCAAGCAGGCGCTGGAGGAACTGGATGTGGTTATGCCGAAAACTACCATTGACGCGATCTTTGAGGATCTGACCACATCGCATCCCCTTCTGGAAGTCGTTGACTTCCAGAACACCAGCGGCCTTATGGAAATGCTAATCAATACCAACGAAGGCCAGCTGGGTACCTGGGGCCCTCTGACGGCGAAAATCGTTGAGGAATTGACCTCCGGATTTAAGAAGGTCAATATGAGCCTGGCGAAGTATTCCGCCTTCCTGCCCGTGGCAAAGTCCATGCTGGACCTTGGCCCCGCATGGCTGGAAACCTATGCCCGCACCGTTCTTCAGGAAACCATTTACCTGGGTCTTGAGGAAGCGATCGTTAAGGGAACCGGAAAAGACGATTCCCCCATCGGCATGATCCGCCAGGTAGGCGAAGGAGTAACCGTCACTGGCGGCGAATACCCTGAAAAGACGCCTATCCCCGTCACCTCCCTCGACCCCGTTACATATGGGAAAATCCTTTCCGGCATGGTGGTTACACCCAACGGCAACCAGAGAACCATTGAGCGCGTTATCATGGTGGTTTCCCCCGTGGATTACTGCTCCAAGATCATGCCCGCTACCACATTCCGGACAGCTTATGGCCCATACGCTGACAACGTGTTGCCTTTCCCCACCAAAATCATCCAGTCTGTCCATGTAGCCGCAGGCAGGATGATTTTGGGGCTGCCCAAGCGCTATATAATGGGCATCGGTACGGGAAAATCCGGCAAGATCGAGTATTCGGACCACGCCCGGTTCCTGGAAGACGAGCGGCTCTATATCTGCAAACTGTACGGTCACGGCGAGCCCAAAGACAACAATGCGTTTGTTTATTGCGATATTTCCGGTCTGGAGCCCGCTATACAGGAGATCAGGGTGGTTGAAAAGGCTGCTTCTGCCAGCGCCGACATCGAAACCCCTTGATCAAGTCGCCGGTGAGGTCAGCAGCGGCGACGCAGAAAATTAACGCAGAGACGCCGAAAAAAGCACGGCGAAAGAAAAGCGAGTGACGGCTTATGACAGAAGATCAATTTTCTCTTTTACTGGCAGATACCAAAAACTATTTGGACATCACCTGGGAAGACGAAGCCACCGACAAGAAATTGTCAGGTATCTTGAGGCGGGGCATGAATTATCTGGACGATAAGGCCGGGGCAAGCCTGAACTATCTGGAAGAAGGCAATACCCGGGCGCTGCTCTTTGATTACGTGAGATACGCCAGAGCCAATGCCCTGGACGAATTTGAGGATAATTACCTGCATGATCTTCTGGCATTGAACCTGAAACACCGGGTAAAGGAGATGGAGGAAAGTGCTGAGCCCGAAACCGCAGGATAATTCCTTTTCAGACGGTATTGTAAAACTGTACCGCAAGCAGAACACCGCCAGCCCCGGCAATATGCCAAAGTCGGAATTGGCATATCAATTCACCTTACGATATCACCGCCGAACCGTGGGAATGTCCCGGTTCTACAAAGCCATGCAGTACCAGCAGCAGATTGATGAAGTGATCCGCTGCCCCCTCATTTCCTCCGTTTCCGCCAATGATATTGCGGAGATATATCCCGGCGGTGATAAATTTATAGTCCGTCAGGTGCAATACCCGGAGGATGCTGCCGTGCCCGTTATGGATCTGGCGCTGGAACGATTGGAGGGGGCCCATGAAGCTGACTGATATAAGAGACGCTATGCTTATAGTGCTGCCGGAAGCAGTTTACCACTTTACAGCCCCGTCGAAAGTCAAAGCGCCATACATCGTATGGGCGGAGGATTCTCAGGGCAACGCCCAGCACGCGGATAACGTCATGGGCAGCCAGGCGGTACAGGGAACGATCGATTACTTCACTTTCGAGGAATATGACCCGAATTTTGATAAAATCCAGCGTTCCCTTACTATACATCATATTCCCTTCCGGTTGAATTCCGTCCAGTTTGAAGAAGATACGGGATTGATCCATTATGAATGGACCTGGGAGGTAGCCTAATGGCAAAAATAACTTTCAAAGCCGGGGAGGATTATTGCCTCAAGCTTTCAAAACTGGCAGCCAGATCAGACGCAATCGCCAAAAAGGCAATTTACAAAGGCGCCGGGATTGTGGCGGAAGCGATTAAAAGCAGCCTCCATGACACGGTATCTGACAAAGCAACCGGCGATCTGGAAAATTCCATCGGAATTTCAGAGATGAAAAATGACGGTGACGGCTGGAACGCCAAAATCGGTGTTGAGGGTTACGATCGCAAAGGCACACCAAACGCCCTGAAAGCCCGAGTGCGGGAAAGTGGAACAAGTACCCGCAAGAAGCGCCCATTTGTGCGCCCAGCTGTAAAAAAGATAAAGCCGAAAGCGGAATCTGTCATGGGCGAAGTGATCAATGAAGAAATTGAAAAAACTATGAAGAAATAAGGAGGAAGCAATATGCCTAAAATTGGTCTTTCCCGGCCCTATGTGGCCCTATACAACCACAACGGCGCCGGAACCGTTACATACACTAAAGGCATTCGCGCCGGCAGGGCTGTCAGTTGGAGCCTGAGCGTTGAAAGCACCAGCAACGAACCTTTTAGAGCCGACAACGAAGACGCTGAAAGCGCAAACGGTGTATTTTCCAGCGGCAATCTCACTTTGGAGGTTGCGGAATTGGATCAAGAAGTGTCCTCGATGATCCTCGGAACAAGAATTGAGCAGGAGACTTTCCAGGGTGAGAAAATCTCAGTTGAGAATTTTGACGATGACATGACTCCTCCGGAATTGGGCTATGGCATTATCGAAAAAAGAATGCGCCGCGGAATTGTTTCCTGGAGACCGGTCCTTTTGCCTAAAATCAAATTTAACATTCCGGAAGACACCGCCAAGACGCAAGGAACAACGATTGAATGGCAGACAGACACCATCGCCGCGAAAGTCATGCGCGACGATACTATCAAACACAGATGGCAGCGCAACACTGTATTTGATACTGAATCCAAAGCCGACGCATGGTTATGTCACGTGTTGGGGATCAAAGATGCCACCCTGGACACTCTGACAATTACCAGCGCCGCGGGATCCACGGCGGGCACTACCACCATCACCGTGACCCCGGAGCTGACCAAAGGGCGCACCTACCGGTACAAGACTGGCGCGGATTTCACTTTACCGGAACTGTACGCGGATTTGAGCACATGGAATACCTGGGACGGTGTGTCCGACATTCCCGCGGCTACGGGCAACGTTATTGCGATTGCCGAAGTAGACGGCGCAGGGCTGGCTATGGCAGCCGGAATCACCACAGTTGCGGCAAAGGAGGAATGACGCTGTGAAAACCGAAAAGCGGTTGGGCTCCATAGAGATTGACGGCATTGCCTATCCCCTGAACTACTCCATTCGCAACGCCGCCGAAGTGGATAACGCTCTGTCCGCCACCAATCCGGAGGAATACGGGAAGTATGGCGTTGTCGCAAAGAATATCCGCATTCTCGGATTGCTGCTGCGCGACGGCGCTGAATACATGAATCATTTCCATGGAGAAAAGATTTCCCCGCCCGCGGAGGAAGATTTGCTTTATCTTCTCTCCCCGAACGATAATCCCCGCGTCTTTTCCGCAATCAAAGAAACCGTCGAAAGCGGCGGCGCCCGGTTGGTGGAGGTTGCGGAAAAAAACGCCCAGGCCGCGCCGGCAAAAAAAGAGAGGGCCTAGCATGGTCTCTTTGCTGGTGCGGGATTTTGGGAATTCCCCTCCGGGAATTTTGGCTTTTGCAGCCGGGCTTGTTTGATGACATGGTAGCAGCTTACCGCATTCTTCACGGAGAAAAGCAGGCCCCCAGGAGAACCAGAAGCCCCGGAAGCGCGGCGGCTCAATCCAATAATAACGACGACAGCATCTTTGATCTGAAATAACCGTTCCGGCGGGTGTTCGGACAAGCCCGCCTCCAAAAAAATTTCATAAGGCGGTGACGATATGAGCGGAATAGATATTGGCCCCAGAGTCGGGGTAGAAGGCGAGAAGCAATTTAAAGACAGCATGAAGGTGCTGAACGCCGAAGTAAAGGCTCACGCCGCAGAACTGAAAACCCTGGCCATTCAATACGACAAGGAAGATAAAGCGGTTGAAAACCTGACCCAGCGGCAAAAGGTTTTGAGCCAGAGCCTGGAAACAGGGCAAAACAAGGTAAAGACCCTTTCCGCGGAATATGACCGCCAAAAGTCCAAGCTGGACGATCTGAAAGCCGCTCTTGAAAAAGCCAGAAGGGAAAACGGCTCCACCTCCGATGAAGCCATAAAGGCAGAAAACGCCTATTCCAGGCAGGCAAAAGCCGTAAGTGATCTGGACGCGCAGTTGAGCACCGCAAAGGGCCAGATCGCCAGCGTGACAAAGGAATTGAAAGATAATGCCGCCAAGCTTTCGGAAGCGGAAAGCAAAGCTGCCAAGCTGGGCGAAACCTTTGAATCCGCCGGCAACAAAATGGAATCTGTTGGCGGTGGTCTCTCCAAGGCAGGAAATTTTCTGACGGTCGGCGTTACCGCCCCGCTGGCAACGGCGGGTATAGCGGCTATCAAGTTTGCTTCCGATGCGGAAGAAAGCGAAAATAAGGTTGACGTCGCTTTTGGCAATTCTGCGGAAAAGGTCAAAAAATTTGCGAGCACCACTGTTGACAGCTACGGCATTGCCCGCGGCGCGGCGCTGGATATGGCTGCTTTGTTTGGCGATATGGGCACCGCCATGGGCCTTTCAGAGGATCAGGCTGCCGAAATGTCGACAAAGCTTGTTGGTTTAGCGGGGGACCTCGCATCCTTTAAGAACATTAATTTGGATTCCGCCTCCACTGCTCTAAAGGGCATTTTCACCGGCGAAACCGAAAGCCTGAAAAATCTCGGTATCGTCATGACAGAAACCAATTTACAAAGTTGGGCCATGGAAAATGGGCTTTTGAGTGCGAGCAAAAGCGAAACTGAGCTGGGAAAACAGTCCATCGCCCTGGAAAAGGCCCAAAACGCCTATAACGAAGCGGTGAAGGAAAACGGCGAAAGCTCCCTTGAGGCGAGAGAAGCAAAAGTGAAGCTGGCGGAAGCCGAGGAAGCATACAACTCAGAAGCCTCCGCCTCTTGGAGTGCTCTTTCTCAAAGCGAAAAAGTCATGCTCAGGTATAAATATGTCATGGAGCAGACCAAAAACGCCCAAGGCGATTATGCCCGAACCTCAGACGGCACCGCCAACAGTGTCCGTACCTTACAGGAAAGTGGAAAAGAGCTTGCAGTCGCATTTGGGGAAGAATTGCTTCCGACCGTTACACCTCTGATCCAAGGCGCCACCGGCCTGATAAAGACCTTTGGAAATTTAGGCGATTCCCAAAAGCAGATGATTATCCATACTGCCGGCGCCGCCGCTGCAGCCGGGCCAGCCCTGAAAATCGTTGGAACTGCCACAACCGGGGTTGGAAAGCTCACATCAAAGGTGGGCGGCCTTGCAAAGGATATCAGCAAACTGAAAGCGGCGAAAAGCGCGGCGGAAGCTGTTGGAGAGGTTGGCAGCAAGGCTATAAAATCCGTGGAAGGGGTCAGCGGCTTTTCAAAGGTTCTGTTCAAACTGGCCTCCCCTGCCGGGATCGCCGTCACCGCTACTGCCGTGCTGTTTGGCGTGGGAGCGGCTTTTCTGAAAGCACGCGACGACGCGATCAAAGCGGATGATATTGCAAAGCATTTTGGAGATATCAAGCTGTCCGCCGAAGAAGTGGAGGACGTTGCCAAGCGCCTGACTACCAACGAATGGACCATGAAGGTTGGGGCCGTGGTGGAAGCGAAGGCAAAGCTTGAGGAAGCGGAAGCCAATTTAAAGAGCACCGTTGATACCTTAAATACCTTAGATTGGAAGGTTGACATAGGCCTTGCCCTTACGGAAGATGAGCAAAATTCCTATCAATCTGCAATCGGCGATTTCGTCAAAAATGCCCAGGACTATGTGACCCAGCAGGGCTATACGATCTCCCTTGCCATTGACGCCACCCTTGGCAGCGAATCCAGCGCCGGAAGCGGCCTTACAGACTTTTCAGATAGCTTTTTTGCAGCCGCCGAAACAGAGCTTGATTTATTGGGAAAGCAGCTTGCAGACAAAGTGAACGCCTCCTTTGAAAACGGCACCTTTGCCCAAGACCGCGTTGATATCCAGAAGATCATGGACAACATGAACGATATCATGCAGGAAATTCAGGACGCCGAATATAAGGCCAAGCTGGGCAACATGGAAATTGAATACGCCGCGGAGGGTTTCGGAATTGACAAAGACAGCTTTGATCGACTGAATGAGAAAATATCTCAGGACACGCAGGAACTGCTAGACAATTCCGAAGAAGCCCGGGTGACGGCCCTGACATCGGTGAGCCTGAGGTATCAGAAAATGATTGATTCCGGCGTTTCGGAAGAATTCGCAAACCAGGTCCGTGCCGATGCAAAAGCCGAAATTGAGCAGGCAACGCAGGCGCGGCAAGGCGAGGCGATCAATGTAGGCTTTAAATTTGCTTTTGATACGGTTTCCCAGAATTACCAAGAAGAAATAGGGTCAGTAAAGCCAGTTATTTCTAATTACACAACAAATTTTATTGATGAATTAACAGCCGCCTATGAAACTGGCGGAAGTGAAGTTACCGACGCTTTCAGCCGAATGTTGGATTTTACCAGAGATACATCCGAGCTGACAGGAACCGCAAAGGACACAATCAAAGATATGCTGGAAAGCCTGAAACCGCAAAAAGAAACGCTGGAAGGCATCCAGGATGACTGCATCGCCGCCGGAAAAGCGGTTCCCGAAAGCGTGAAACAAGGCCTTTCGGATATCGCCGAATGGGAAGCCCTGAGCGGCGATGTAAGCGGCATGTATGTAAAACTGGCGGAACAGCTCGCGAACGATCCCGCAAAGTTTCAAGCGCTGAGGGATAACGAGATGTTCGGGCGGAGTATTCCGGAGGAATTGGCTACCGCCATTACCATGTATTCCGGCTATGTCTATGATTCCACAACGGGCCTATGGTCGCAGGTCAAGGAAAGCAGCGCCCTTTCGGCGGAAGACGTCAAAGAATATCTGAACGAAACCGGCCCGACGCTGGACACCGCCTTGGCGGACAGCATTGCAAAAGAATATGAGCTTGTCAAAGTAAGCGGCAAATACATGATAGACAACGCCGCCCAAGGTGCCAAAGAAGAATCACCCTACTTTAATAAAATTACAAACGAGATTGGAACATCTGCATATTACAGCTTGAACAACGGCTTTAACATTCAGCCCTTAACCAGCCCAAGAGTAGACCCGCAAAACACTATGGATTCAGCGGTTTCCGCCGCCAAAAGTGCAAGAAGCAGCTCCCAACAGTATCTTGATGAAAATCCAATATCTTTAAGGGTATATGCACCGTCGCTTGACAGGTCGGCGCTTGATTATCCAGGCCTTACTATTTTCCCCCACGCCAGCGGCGGAATCATAGACCAGCCCGAACTATCCCTGATGGGAGAAGATGGTCCGGAGGCCATCATACCCTTGAGCCTTGCCCATAGGCCGGAAGCCCTGGACCTGATGACCCAGGTAGCGGATATTGTCCGGTATGACCCCTTTGCCTATTCAGCTGAAGCCGCCCGAGCGGTGGGAGCCAGAAACGCCAGCCGGCAGAAAGCGGCAGCGCAGAATCAAACTGTCTATCAGTTTGCGGAGAATTCCATTCACACGGAGATTCACACTCCGGCAACCGATCCGGAAAGCATTTCCAGATTGGTAACGAAGCGCATTACGCAAGGTGTTCAACGTAAAGCAAACGCAATGAGAGGGGGAAGAAAATGAATGTCCTGAACAGCTATTTCAAATTTGCCGGGAAAAGTTCTCTGGATTTTGGGCTGACGATAGAATCCCCGGTCATTGCCAAAAAGCCCAGTCGGAAGGTGAATCGCCTGACCATTCCGGGAAAAGGCCGGGAGTTTATCGAAGATGAAGGGACCTATGAAAATGTGGAGGTATCCTATCAGACATGGTGTGCGGACAAGAGGGGCCGGGATTTGGTCATATCCAGGATAGGCGAAATTTATGACTGGCTTTCCGCCGCAGGCTACCAAGTCCTTTCAGACACCTATGACCCGGACTACTTCCGGTTGGGCTGGTGCTGCGAAGCGCTGGATCCGGAAATCATTCTCAGATCCCACGCCAGACAGGATATCACTTTTTCCTGCGACCCCTACCGCTATTCCTGGGCCGGGGCCGAGCGGCAGGTCTGGGGAGACTCAGCGTTCTATATCAACGACGGCGCCCCTTCCCTCCCCTGCATCAAAATCTACGGTCAGGGAAACATAGAGCTTTCTGTTGCCACAACATCGCCATCCGGGAACGCGGATACATGGAGCGCGGTTTTTGATGTGGATCAATACATAGAATTGGATTCTTTTGAGATGGATACCACCAAAGACGGCGTGAATCAGAACTTCCGGAAGACCGGAACTGGCTACCCGGTGTTTGGTACAGGAGAGGTTAAGGTCAAGCTTACGCCGCAGGGCACTTACGACAGCCGCCTTGACATGGAAATTATCCCCAGATGGAGGAAGCTATGAATTACCCAAATATTTACGAACGGGAAACTCTGAGAACGCAAAAGGATATCCCTGCCCACGATGGCAAGGGCACTCTTTCTGATACAATTTCCTGCACCGTCACCAGGACTACAGACGGCCTTTATGAACTGGATATCACCTACCCCGAAAACGGCAGACACGCGGAACATCTGCTCCCTGAAAACCTGATCCGGGTGGATCTGCGGCGACTGGTACATAGGGCGGAGCCATATTTGCAGGTTTTCCGCATTGCCAGCGTTGAACTAACTATGACAGCCAAAGGCAGGCTTCTTTCGGCCCACGCCGAACACATTTCCAGTGATTTAAAATGGGCCTGGTGCAAGCCGGTGAATCTGACCACCAAAAACCCGGAGGACTGTGTGAACCACATCAGAAGCCAGGGCCTTGAGCAGGCGGACGTATTTACCTACGAGGATTATATGGCGGTAAGCGAGGGGGAATTTAAAAACTTCCAGTACGAGGAACCTTTTACCAAGCTGGAAGGCCTTATGGAAGCCGCCGCCCTGTTTGACGGCTATATGGAGCCGGACAACAGGACGATCAAGCTGCTTCCCCAGGCGAAAGAGGTTTCCACGGAAATTTTGGAGGGGCGGGATCTTCTGGAACTGGAAATTTCCCGCGATTCCTCCGAAACCGTTGAAGGGGTCCACGTCTATTTCAAAGACAGCGAAACCTATTTTGAACCTCAAACAGTCCTGCCCCATGATTCCGCCTGCGGAGTGACCCATTACGCGGCTTACAACTACGCCGAGGAATCTGAAACTCCATATGATGTCGGTATCGTGGAGCTTGTCGGGCAGTCATGGCTGAAATACCACACCCAGCAGGGCCCGCGGGTAACCTACTCCGCCAGGCTGGCGGATACCGGAAAACAGGATTTCGGCATATATGACAAGGTGCTTGTACACGACCCCTGGCGCAAAACCAACGTGGATCTGCGGGTACAGAAAATCGTTTTCGACGTCCTCCGGGCCAAATACGAAACAATCGAAGTCGGGGATCTGTCCAGGGATATCACGGATACCGTGGCGGGACTGGTAACCGCTCCTTCCGGTATCCCCCAGGCGGCTTCTGAAAGCGCGCAGCCTGCGGATTACATCATCGAAAGCGGCAGCTCCGGAGTATGGGAGTACCAGAAGTACAACAGCGGCAGACTGGAAATTTCCGGGAATCTATATGTTTCCAGAAAAGCAATCAGCACAGCCTTTGGCTCTATGTACCGCTCCGGAGAAGTGTATACCCCCGCAAGCTTTCCATATCCCATCCCGTTTTTGAAATCCCCGGTATTTACCGCGGATTTCATTACCGACAGCAATATACCAGCCCTGGCGTGGATAAACTCCACCTACAATAAAAACAGCACAACTCTGCCATGCTCAATGTACCTGGTGCGCCCTGACGCGAAATCCGGATGTTCCGGATACATCTCTATCCGCGCTTCCGGGCGCTGGAAATAAAGAAAGGAGGGTCTTATGGAAATTCAAAAAATCACCCTGGGCAGGGACCGCGCTCAAACCGTCCTTCACGCGGTACAGGGAGAAGCAAACGCCCAGACCTTTGCCTTTACTCTGCTGGACAGTCATAACACACCCGTTCAGCTTGCGGACGGCATGTCCGCTGCCTTCTATGTAAACAAATTCGGAAATACCCCCGTACAAATTGAAGCCGCAGTAGACGTCCCCAATCAAACTGTAAACGTCACTCTGCCCTTGCAGGCCACCACGATGGCGGGAAACCACACGTGTTTGTTACAGCTGTATTCCGATACGGCTGATGTATGGCGCGGGGACGTGGTTTTATCAGTCGTACCGAATCCGGCCTCGCAAATTCCAAGCCTGCCGGAATTCCAGGTATTGACCAAGCTGATGCTGGGAGCGGAAGGCACACTGCTTGCGCTGAGCAGCAATGCCGTTACCCTTCAAGCCCTGGCACAGAAGTTTTTGATAGGCATAGAACCCGAAAGCAGTATAGATTTCAGTCCGGAAGCGAATTTCCAGATCAACGCGGCCGCCACGGACGGGGCGCGCTGGTACATGGCAAAGCCCATCACGGACAGAATCTACTACAGCGACGACCTGAAAACTTTTCTGGTGAAGCCCTTGAGTAAATTCGGGAATGTCGACGCCATAGCGGCCAATGAAACGCAGGTGTGCGTGATCGGGCCCCAATATGTACAGATTCTGGAAAGCGGCGGCGGAGTTGCGAAGGAGATTCCTACAGCCCTGCGCCCCCAAAACATGTTCATGGCTCTGAGAAGATACGGCCCCGGGTTCCTCGCTATCCCGGATTACGGCGATGTAACCGACGTCCTGTATATCGAATACACCGCGGGGCAATGGAAAATAGAATCCGCCGGCGGGCCGGGCGGCAGGGCCCGGGATATCGTCATGTGCGGCGATAAATTGGCATGGGCATACACCAGGCACCGGGCGGATGGTACGGTGACTTCCGGCAGCGTTGCGGTCTGCAATTCCCTGTCCGACAGTTATACCAGCATGACCATGCCCGGAAATCGTATTCCCGTAAAGCTGGGCTGGGACGGTATGGGCCTGCACATGATCTGCGAAGATGGAAGCACCTATTACAGCACGGACTTGGAAACCTTCCAGCCCACCGGGGAAATTACAGCCCCGGAATATACCGCCAATCACCTTGGAGATATCGTCTGTACCGGCGGGTATTGCGGCGCGGTGCTGAAAGGCACCGGTACCGCTGTCTATGCCGGCCCGGGCGAAGGCTGGACGGCAATTGCCATTTCCCCGGAAGCCAATTATGGGGCGGCAGCGGCGGCAAACGGGAAATTCCTGTTCGCCGGCGATAAGCATCAGGCGGTGTACGGGCTGGCTGCTTCCGGTTCCAACTATGCGGAAAAGCTGGCCGCGCTGTGCCGGCGGTACGAAACAAAAATCCGGGAACTGGAATCCTCCGCGGGGCAGCGTATTATCCTGACCGCCGAGGATCCCGGTATAGGGGCTGCCGCCGACCCGAAAACCATCGTGTTTGTGTATGAGGAGGGATAAGCTATGCCGATCCGACCGGAAATAAACGGGAAACGCGCCGACGTCTCGAAGGTCTATGTTTATCCCGACGGGACGGCAAAGCGGGTAAACCGGGTCTACCTGGAAAGCGGCGGAAAGCTGGCCCTCTATTGGCAGCGCACAGGCGGCAAGAGCCGCCCCTATACCATCAGTTCCGGGGAGGATTTGCGGAAAATCGTGGACGATCCCGGCGGCTGCTATCTTCTCACAAAAGACCTTTCCATTTACGAAAGGAACCTTTTCCCCCTCCTTCCCCCCAACGTGCCCTTTACCGGGGTGCTGGACGGAAACGGTCATAAGATCACCGGCGCTCGTGTTGACACTATCGGCGCGCACATGTCGGACGACGGGTACATAGGAGGGCTGTTCGCCGTCAACAAGGGGATCATCACCCGTTTAAATCTGGACTTGGGGCAATGGACGGTCCAGAACGTTGGAAGCAGAGACGCCCCCGGCTACATGGGAGGGATCATCGGGCTG